AGGCAGAAGCTGAAAAACAAGTTAAAAAAACTGTTGAATCAATTGTTAAAGAAACATTCTTTTCAGAGATTGAAGCATTGAAACAAGAAAACATTGACTTGAAAGCACAATTAGAGAAATTGTCAGAGCAACCAAAAGAGGAGGTATCAGAAGTTGAATTATCAGATGTTAAGCCTATTGCTTTTAACCCTGAAAACGAAACAGCAGTAGCTAACTTTAAATTCGCACAAAATAAACCAATGTCTACATTAGACAGAGTAATGAGTAAAATTAATTCTTAAAAATAAATTATGGCAACAACAACATCAATTACAACTACTTACGCTGGTGAGTTCGCAGGTAAGTATGTAGCAGCAGCTTTATTGTCTGCTAACACAATCGACAAAGGAGGTATCACAGTACTTCCAAACGTAAAGTACAAACAAGTACTTAAAAGATTATCAACTGATGCTATCTTGAAAGATGCAACTTGTGATTTTTCTGCAACATCTACGGTTACTTTGACTGAGAAAATCATCCAACCAAAAGAAATGCAAGTTAACTTACAATTGTGTAAAAAAGATTTCCATTCAGATTGGGAAGCAATCTCTATGGGTTATTCAGCTTTTGATGCTTTACCTAAGACTTTCGCTGATTATTTGATCGGACACGTAGCTGCTAAGGTTGCTGCAAAAAACGAAACTAACATTTGGGCTGGTGATGATTCTTACTCTGGTGAGTTTGACGGTATTGCTACATTGGTTGCTGCTGATGCAGGTTTACCAACAGCACAAGAGGTTGCAGGAACAACTGTAACAGCTTCAAACGTAATTACTGAATTGGGTAAAATCGTTGATGCTATTCCTTCAACTTTGTACACAAACGAAGGATTGAGAATTTACGTTTCTCAAAACATCGCTAAAGCGTATGTACGTGCATTGGGTGGATTTGGTGCTTCTGGATTAGGTTCTAATGGTACTAACAATCAAGGAACACAATGGTACACAAATGGTGAGTTGATGTTTGACGGAATCAAAATCTTCGTTGCTAATGGATTGGCTGCTAACAAAGCAATCGCTACAACAGTAGATAACCTTTACTTCGGTACAGGATTGATGAGCGACATGAACGAGGTTAAATTGATTGACATGGCTGACATTGACGGTTCACAAAATGTTCGTGTAGTTATGCGTTTAACAGCAGGTGTACAATATGCAGTAGTTGAAGACATCGTTACTTACGGTATCACTAACTCAGCTAACTAATTAGATTAATTATTAACTTGAAAGGGGAGGTAAAATGCCTTCCCTTTTTTAATACACTAAAAATATGTCATGTGATTTAGCAAACGGGCGATTAGAGCCTTGTAAAGACGCATTAGGAGGATTGGATGCTGTATACTTCATTAACTACGGAGCGTTAACTAACGTTGTATATGATGGAACAAATACAGATGTAATCGATACTGCTGAGGCTGCAACTCTTTACAAATACGAATTAAAAGGTACTAACTCTTTCGAGCAGGTAGTTAATTCAAGCCGTGAGAACGGAACTACATTTGTTGAGCAAACACTTTCTATCCAATTGAAAAAGAAAGATGCTACAACTTTGAAATCAATTAAATTATTGGCTTATGGTCGACCTCACGTAGTAGTGCGTAACCGTAACAACCAATTCTTTTTAGCTGGTTTAGAGTACGGTATGGAATTGACTACTGCTAACCTTTCTGAGGGTGTTGCAATGGGTGATTTCAACGGTTCTACATTGACTTTGGTAGGTATGGAAGCATTACCTGCTAACTTGATTGATGTAGTAAGTGAGACTGCATTAGCTACTGCTTTTGACGGTGCTTCTATCGTTACTGCATAATACTTAAAATACGTAAATGAGGCGGTTCTTTAATTAGTTCCGCCTTTTTTATTTAAAACAAAAACGTACTTTGATAGTTATATATATATGATTATATTACAAGAAAGTACAAGCGTTCAAACTATTAGTTTTATTCCACGTGATACTATCATAGATACTATGATTATACATGATGAGGAAAACAACACATCGGAAACTTATGTAATTGATGAGAGTGATATTTACGCAAGTTCTTATTACTACAATTATGACATGGTTTTTGATTTAAAAGAAAATAGATTTTACACTATTACACTTTTAAACGGAACGGAGGTCAAATACAAGGATAAAATATTTTGCACTAATCAAGATACTGTTACATTCAGCGTAAACAATAACACTTACGTAAGTAACACAACAACAAATGAATTTATAGTTTATGAATAATTTACATTCAATACAATTAGCACAATACGAACTACCTATTGTTAAGGAATCAAACCGTAATGATTGGGTTGAGATAGGCGAGGAAAATGGATATTATGATTTCTTATTAGAGAGATACCGTAATTCGACTACAAACAACGCTTTAATCAATTCAATTTCTCGTTTGATATACGGTAAGGGTTTGAGTGCTTTAGATGCAAATAGAAAGCCTAATGAGTATGCTGCTATGATGTCGATGTTTAATCCTTCGTGTTTGCGTAAGATTGCAATAGACAGGAAGATGTTAGGACAAGCAGCTTTTCAAGTACATTATAAAGGCGGTAAAGTAGTTAAGGCGTATCATATACCTGTTAACTTATTGAGACCTGAGAAATGTAATAAAGACGGACAAATTGAGGCTTATTACTATTCAGATAATTGGGAGGATGTAAAGAAATTTGTACCTGAAAGAATTGACGCATTTGGTTTCGGAACTTCGGAGGTTAAGATATTAATGATTCAACCTTACGAGGTAGGCATGAAGTATTTTAGTTTTCCTGACTATAAAGGAGGTATTCCATACGCTTTACTTGAGGAGGAAATTGCTGAGTACTTAATCAACGAAGTACAGAACGGTTTTAGCCCTACAATGGTCGTTAACTTTAACAACGGAGTACCTACTGAGGAGCAACAACAAATAATCAATTCAAAAGTATTAGGTAAGCTAAGCGGTTCGAAAGGTAAGCGTATTGTAACAGCGTTTAATGACAACAAAGAAACTGCAACTACGGTTGAGGCTATTCCATTAAATGATGCACCTGAACACTACACGTACTTGAGTGAGGAGTGTATGCGTAAAGTAATGTTATCACACAGCGTTACATCACCTTTAATTTTTGGTGTTGCTACTTCGACTGGCTTTAGTTCTAATGCAGACGAGTTAAAAAATTCAGTTATCTTATTTGATAACATGGTTATTAGACCATTCCAAGAGGAAATATTAGAGGCGATAGACCAAATATTAGCTGAGAACGGAATTACTTTAAAAACATACTTTAAAACACTACAACCGTTAGAATTTACTGACTTAGAAAACGCACAAAGTGACGAACAAGTAGCTGAGGAAACGGGTACAGAACTTTCTGAACAAGTTAACGCAAATGCTTTAGTTGACTTAGGCGAAGATGAAGATATGGAAGGTTGGGTTTTAGTTGATGAAAGAGATGTTGACTACGACTTAGAAGACGAATTAGACGAGCAGTTGAAAAACTACAAACCTAAAGAAAACTTATTTCAAAAGTTCGCAAAGGCGGTTAAGGCAATTCCTAACGCAAAGAGTGAACAAGATAAAGTAATTAACGGTATTCAATGGAAAGTTCGTTATAAGTACGCTGGTAATCCTAATCCTGAGCGTGACTTTTGCAAAACTATGATGAACGCTAAAAAGATTTATCGCAAAGAGGATTTAGTTAACGTAAACTCGAATATAGTTAATGACGGTTTCGGGCATAATGGAGAGCCTTACAACGTGTTTCTATTCAAAGGAGGCCCAAGATGTCATCATTCATTCAAACGTTTAACATTCGCAGCCTTTGAGGGTTCAGGAATAGATGTAACTAATCCAAACGCTAAACAAATACAAACAGGGATAGCAAGTAAAAGAGGTTTTAAGGTAACTAATCCTTACCAAGTTAGCATACAACCTAACAACTTGCCAAATAAAGGTTTCCACCCTGACAATACAAACTTACCAATAGACGCGCAATAATGGAAGCACTATTAATAACGAGAGATGACATCGTAAAGTTTACAGCTTTAAACGGTAACATAGATACTGATAAATTTATTCAGTTCATTAAGATAGCACAAGACACTCATATTCAGAATTTCTTAGGTACTGACTTGTTAGAAAAGATACAAGAGGATATTATAAATGATGACCTGTCAGGTGCTTACTTAAACTTAGTAAGAAAATATATCAAGCCAATGCTAATCCATTGGAGTATGGTTGAGTATTTGCCTTTTAGTGCTTACACAATTGCTAATAAGGGTATCTACAAACACCAAAGCGAGAATAGTGAAACGGTTGAAAAGTCTGAGATTGATTTCATAGTTGAAAAGGAGCGTAGTATTGCACAACATTACACGCAAAGATTCATCGACTATATTTGTTTTAACAACACAACGTTTCCTGAGTACACTTCAAACACGAACGGTGATATGTACCCAGATTCTAAAAACAGTTATACAGGTTGGTATTTATGAAACAATATAAGCCAAAAGAGGAGAATATTAAGAAGTTAAGAATATATCTTTCTCAAGTAAAGAAATAACAACAAATTAAAAAATAAAAGTTATTAATATATGAGCAATTCAATAGGCTGGGGTCAAGGAGCAAACAACAACGGTATAGGTTGGGGTCAAGGTGCTTTTAATAATTCCATAGGTTGGGGGTCATCACATTACGTAAGTTATGCAGGTGAGACTGAGATTGTAGGAAATGAAGGAGGATTAGCATACGATTTTAGCGTAAGAATTTCTGCAGATTCAGGAGTATTTGAAGCAAACAGTTGCTTATTAACATCACTTAATAATTTAGACATTATATCATGAGTTTATTAGATACAGCGAGTTTAGTAATAACACCAAACGGAACAAAGGCAAGTAAATTGTATTCAGTCGTTCCAAGTTCGGGAGCGGGAGATATGACCGTTACACGAGCAACAACAGCAACAAGAGTTAATTCAGCGGGGTTGATTGAAAGCGTAGCAAGTAACGTACCACGTTTAGACTACACAAACGGAACTTGTCCGAGTATATTAGTAGAACCACAAAGAACTAATTTAGCTTTATATAGTCAGCAATTAGATAATGCAAGTTGGG